AGATGACGAAGAAGAAGGAAAAGAAGAAGGAGAAGAAGATGACGAAGAAGAAGGAAAAGAAGAAGGAGAAGAAGATGACGAAGAAGAAGATGACGAAGAAGAAGAAGAAGAAGGAAAAGTAAATGTACAAAAAGAAATACAAAAAATTGAAAAAAAATTAAAAAAATTACCAAATTATAATCCTAATAAATTTCCTTATATTTATCCTATAAAAATGGATGGATACCAGTCTTATTTAAATAGAGATGAAAGAGGAAATCCTATTAATAATCCTGATAGTTATTACCAAAAAAAGGATAATTATGATCAATTAAAAGAATTAATTCCTAATATTAATATAAAACCAATTTTACAAGGTAATTTATTATCTGTACAAAAAGGAGGTGGGTACAAACCGATTATTGAAGATGATTATAATAATGATTTATTGGAATATTATAAAAAAAATTTTTTTTATACATTAGAGGAATATTATGAAGATTTTAAAATAATATATGATGAATATAAAGATGATATTGATTGTAATAAAATATATTTTAGACAAACGTTTAAAAAATCACAATATTTTTCTGTAAATAAAAGATTTTTATCTATGCAAGGTGGTAATTATGATCAATTACAGTATAATTTAGATGGAGGAAGTCTTAATACTATAGTTAGAATACCAAATTTATCAAGTTATTTTAAATCACAATTAAAATTTATTGAAAATAAATTAAGAGCTAATAATAAAACTTTAAGTGAGAATAGTAGAAGAGATATTAATCAAATTATTGATAGTCTTGATAAACATGAAAATAATTTAAAAAATAATTTTGAATTATTAAAATCAGCTTATTTAATTAATGAAGGTACAGTAAATTTGAAACAACATAAAAGTCAAATAATAGAAGCTAAAAAATCATTAAGCAAACATAAAAGATATGCTGGTACTTTTGGAGATCTTATTAATACTTTGGAAAAAATAGCTAACAATTATAAAAATAAGGGAAAAAAACCATTAGATAAATTTTTTCAAAAATAATAAAAATATATAGTTAATAAATTTTATTTATAAAGTTAAGAAAATATAATATATTTATATATATATATGTATAAGATATTTAAAAATGAAATAAAAATTTCTCAATTTTTAAAAGGCGGAAGTCTAACAAAAATTGATGAACAGGCTTATAAAGATGATAAATTAAATTTTGATGCTGATATAGATTTTAATTTAGTTAAACCATTTCAAGGTACTACAATAGATTTTCATGATTTTAATGAAGAAATGTTAAATGCAATTTTTGAAACATTAAAATTATTTAACGATGAATTTAAATTATTAAATATAGATGAAAAATTTGAAATAAATAGAAAAGAATTTGAAGAAGTAATAAAAGAGGAAAAAAAAAAATTAAAAGAAGAAGAAAATGAAAAAGAGAAAAATATATTAGAAGAAAAATTAAATTCTACTATAGAGGGAGCAAAAGAATACGAAGAAAAAATTAAAATTTTATTAAAGGTAGCAATTGGTAATTTAAAAGAACTTGGTTTATTTGATCATTATACAAATAAATTTATTGATTTTGATACATTTGTTAATAATCTTATATCTAAAGAAAATATAGATAAAAAAAGTAATGATGATGCAGTTGAAAATTTTATAATTATGTTAAAAGATAAAAATGAAGAAAAAGACGAAGAAGAATTAACATTAAGAGTATTTTATGATATTACAAAAATGCTATATAAATTATTTCAAATTGATTCTAGTAAAATATATTTTAGACAAACACTTGATGAACCAAAATATTTTTCTGTAAATAGAAGATTTATGCAAGGAGGAAACTATGATCAATTACAATATATGTTAAATGGTGGTAGTATTAATACAATTGTTAGAATACCAAATTTATCAAGTTATTTTAAATCCCAATTAAAATTTATTGATAATAAATTAAGAATTAATAATAAAAAGTTAAGTGAAAATAGTAGAAGGGATATTAACCAAATTATTGATGGGCTTGAAAAACATGAAAATAATTTAAAAGATAAATTTGAATTATTAAAATCTGCTTATTTAATTGATAGAGATATCATTAATATGCAAGATGAAGAACAAAAAAGACTAATGGCAGAAGCAAAAAAATCGTTAGGAAAACACAAAAGATATGTAGGAGCTTTTGGAGATCTAATTGATACTTTAGAAAAAATAGCTAATAAAAAAGATGAGGTAAAAAAGCCATTAGATAAATATTTTTTGAGCTAAGCCAAAGAATAAAAACATATAATTAATTTAATAAAAATTAAATTAATTATATATATATGGAATTAAAAGATTTAATAAATTATGGTAATAAATATTATTTAGATGAAAATGATAATATTAAAGAAATTATAAGTAATACTGACATAAAAGAAATTTTAAATTTACAAATAGAAAGAGATAATAGATTAGAAAATTTTTTTAAAGAAAAAGATGAAAATGCATTAGAAGAAGAAGAAAATTTTAAGCTTTTTAATAATCAAAAAAATAATGATATAGAAAAAATTAAAGATAATTATGTTTTTTTTAAAGATAAAAATTTAAAAAAAAAATGGTTTTTTTTATTTTTTAATAATAATCAACCAATACATAATGATGAATATAATAAAATGAATAAAATTTCAGAATATCCTCAACAATTTTTTTTTTTTGATTTAATAGATTTAAAAATCGATGATATATATAAAGAAAAAGAAATAATTTTAAATGAAAATAATATATTTAAATTAATTAAAGAAAAATCAAATCACTTTTTTCCTAAAAAACTAACTTTCAATATATATATGATATTTGATGATGAAATAGAATCAAAATTAATTTATTTAATTCCTGAATTTAAAAAATTAGAAGATATAATTATTAATAATAAAAATGATAAATTTTTAGAATATTTTGAAAATGATGAAAATTTTAATTTTTATTTTACATATCAAGATTTATATAATATAGATAATTTTTATAAAAAGTTAAATAATGATAGACCATTTATTTCAAATATATTAAATAAATTAGGATTTAAAACATTTAACAAAGTTATATATTTTAATGAATATAATTATAAAGAAAAATTAGGAAATAATCCATTTAGAAATTTTAAAAATAATGATCTTAATTGTAAAAGAGTAATAATTTTTTATAATAAAATTAATTTTATTTTATATGAACCAATAGAAAATTGGTTAAATCGTCAAAAAATAAGTAAAAAATTTAAAAATCAAAAAAAATTACAAAATTATTTAAGTAATATTATATTTTTTGAAAATTCAATGAATATATTTTTTCGTTTTGAAGATGTAAAAAAGAGAAGATTAATGTTAAGTTTATTTATGAAAAAAAATCAATTTGAAATTGATGATAAATATTTTTTATTTAAAAATGGTGATTTTAAAGAAATTTATAATATTATAAAAGATTATATTAATTATGAGGTTAATTATGAGGAATTATATTTTAAAGATAAACATTTAATGAAAGGTATAAATGAATTAAAAAGTTACATTTTACAAAAAATAATTAGTGATAAAAATAATAATGATTTACATTTATTAAATTTTTATCTAAATAATCCTAAAAATAATGAAAATATAATAATTGGTTTATTAAATAAATATAAAAATATATTATAATATAATATTATGAATATTCCAAAAAATATATCAGATCCTTTTTATAGATATAAAAGAGAAAAAGTTAAATTAACAGAAGATAAATTAGGAACAAGAATTACTAATCTAAATAATATTGCTAAAAGTATAAACTTAAAATCAAAAACAATTATCACTTATATTCAAAAAAAATTAGGTTGTAATTCTAAAAACGATATTTTATATAAAAAAATATTAGATGTAAATAAAATAGACGATATTATAGAAGAATTAATTTTAAATATTATTTGTGAAAAATGTAAAAATCCAGAAATAGAATTTATAAAAAATAAAAAGATAATTAATAAAAAATGTAAAGCATGTGGATACGAAATAGAAGTAGATGATGATTTAAAAAAATTCTTATTAAATGAATGTTAAACCAGCTAAACCATTATTTATTCTAAATATGTTATAACTTAAATTATATACTCTTAATAATATAGGATTTTCATACGAAACTAATGTAGATAAATTTAAGTCCAATACTATATCTTCGATTTTAGTGAAATTACAAGATCCCTTTGGTTGATAATTTTCTGGATCAATAGAAAATGAATACATATTAATCCCCTCCTCTATTGTATTTGAATGAAATAAATATGATTTAATATAATTGTAAAAAAATTTATCAAAATATGCTGATCTATTTTGACCATTATGATGTATTTGTGAATTTAAAACTAAATTAGATCCATTATAAAGTATATTAGAAGTATAATTAAATTTTTCTTTAATATTACCATTTTTAATTTTATTTAATTGTGCGATCCAAAATATTTCTTTACTAGGATTTATAAAATTTAGTTTAATTTTGGTATTAGTATTATAAATCTTTCTTTCACCAGTATACTGTAATGTAGTAATTAAATATTCGTGATTAGCTTGAGCAAACTTTTTCCTTTCTGTATTATCTAAATATATAAAATTTAATATCAAATAAGATTGATTTATTGATAAATTTGGATATGAAAAAGAATAAATAACTTCTTCAGAAGAAGGCATTACATAATAATTTTTCTCATTATAAATTTTATAATTAGATTTATTAATTATAGAAGTACTTTGGTAATATGAAAAAGATTGATCATATTTAGTATAATATAATCTTTTTGTTTTATAATCAAAATATTCAAAAATCATTTCTATTTCAAAATTATTATAATTTTGTTTAATAATTTCTCCTTGTTCAAATAAACAAATATTTTCTTCTATTTCAATATAATTTGTTGGAGTTTGTATTAAAACATTTTCTAATGAATTAAAATCAATATGTATTTTAATATCACTTAAATATAACGCAACAACTGGAATCGCTAAACCTTTATTTCTATTAAAAAAAAAATTAATAGGGACATATAAATTATAAGAATTTATTCCGTTACTAGAATCATAAAGAGAAGGTAAATTCCCAATTAAAATATCCTCTGTTTCTCTATCATTAGATACTGATAATAAACTCCAAATATTTAACCAATCTCCATATAACTTATCTATAATTTTACCATTTATCTCTAACTCTATTGAATTTATTATATTAAAACCAATCTTTTTTGTCCACCTAAATTTTTCAATTAATGAATTTGTATTAATAGGCACCTCCGGTAATTCTATAAATAAATAACAAGTTGATAATAAATCCGCAGTTTTTGATAAAGTACATGAAACTCTCTTACCGAAATCTGGACTTGTTGAAAATAATTGCTTCACCGGTTCTTGTGAGAAATTTGTATGACGCTTATAAACCATCTTAAAAAAAGTAATTTCTGGTTCTGATGATAAATATAAATCTTCTAATCCAATAGATACTAACTGTATTAATCCTCCAGCCATTTAATATATATAATAATATATTTTTTAAATACTTTCTTTATTCATAATGACTTAATCCAGCTAAGCCACTCATAATTTTCAATATATTATAAGAATTTGCAAATATTCTAATCTTTTTATTTTTAAAATTATTTTCTAATAAAGATAAATTAAATTGCACATTATCTAACATACTAAAATTTAAACTGCCAGTTGGTTGAAAATTATTATTAGATAAATTAAAACTATATACATTAACTCCATCCTGTACACATGACTTATATCTTTCGTACGGTATTACATAATTAGTATAAATATTGTCCATATCTAATAAATTTGTGTTATTTACTATAATTTTTGTTCTTTTAATTATAGTATCATATGTACCTAAAATTCTGTCCTCATAATCTATAAACCAAATTAAATCCTTTACACAATTTTTAAAATAAACATCAACTAAATTACTCTCATTTAAATTAAATTCATTATACTGAGTTACCTCAATTAAATATTCGTGTCTTCCTTTAGCGAACATATTTCTTTCCATATCATCTAAATATATAAATCCAATATTTAACTTTATATCTAAATCACTCTCTAACACAATATTTGTATTATCATCCTTTATTACTAATTTATCTAAATCCTCTATATATAATTTTAAATACATCTTTACATTAGACATTGCTATTACTGGTAAATTAATACCACTATGTCTGTTAAACCAAAAATGTAACGGAATTATTAAATTTTTACTACTCTTTACACTACTATTATTAGTAAATAAATCATATGTTGATCCTATCATTTTTTCCCTTAACTCCTTCTTGTCATATGTATTATTTAACTCATACCAAATGTTTACCCACTCACTATATTGACAGTCTATTAACAAATCATTCATATATAACTCTACCCTGTTTAATAAATAATTACCAATATTCACTATCCAATTAAAATTAGGATTATCAACCCTACTTAATACTTTTAACTCATCAATACTATAACTATCCAAATTTAAATTATTTTGATTAATATTAACTATTTCATTATTAATTTCTGTACTAATTACATCAGAAATAAAGTCATCATTTATATAATTTTCTAAATTAATATTATTTAAATTATAATGTTTAATAATAGTAATATTATTATAATACAGGTAATAATTTTGTTTATACAAGTTAAATAATAACTTAATCATATCAAAAGTCAGATCATTAATATATGTATTAGTAGTATTAACAAAATTAATTAAATTACTAGTACTAAAATTATCATCATTTAATATTGTAAGGTAATTTATATATTCATCTAAGAATAATATTTGTAATACGTCTTCATTATCTTCAACAATTTGTAATATAGGTTCAGTATTATTATAGAACATATTTTCGATATCAATAATTAAATTATTTAAATTAGTAAATGAATTATTAAAATTTGTTTCAGAACTTATATCACCAATATTTACTATATCTAATTTATTGTTATCATAATCATAATAAAAACCATTTCCTAATATACTTTTTCTTCTTATTAAAATTCTGTATTTATCTACATATTCTAATGTTGATGGTATATCTTTTAAAATATAACATTTATTTAGTTGATAATTAAAACCATCATTTATTATTGATATATATTTAATATTATTATCATCAGATAATATAACGCCAGTACCATATTTAGCTTTATTTTGTATTATAGTAACATTATCATTTACGTTATAAGAATTTAAATTTGTATTTAAACCTACATTTAAATTATCTTGTTGTATATCTAAAGATCCATAAAATTTATCTGTTAATATATAAGGAAATACTGGTTCATCATTTTCATCTAATGTAACAAAATAAGCATAAGTTCCTTTAGGAAAATCAGGAGTAATACAAAATCTTCCATTATATTCATCTAAATCACCATAATTTTCAATATATTCATAATCTTCTACAAATGAACCAATTCCATAATTAATTATTTCCCCATTTAATACTTCAATCAAATTAATTCTATCTTGAGTAAAAGTATTCTTTAGTTTATAGGATGATTTTATCTTATTAATTTGATCATTAATTAAAGCATAAGGTCCATATATAGGATATCCATCTAAAGAAATCCCAATTATTTTAGAATGTCCATTAGTATGTCTTAATTTATCATCATTATAATTAGAATTATCAAAATAATTATTAGTAATATTGGTTAAAGAATTAATATATTTCCCAGAATAATAATTATAATCATTATTTTCATTAATATGTGCACTATAATTTAATTTGGTATTAGATAATTCATCAAAATAATACATTAGATTTAATCTAAATGATTCTACAGTAATTGATTCAAATTTAAATCCTTTATCATTATTTAACATTGCATAAACGTTATCATCAATATTATTATTATAAGGTAAAGAAAAAGTAACAATATTATCAGTAATATCAGTTACCGTAATACTTATATTTAATAAATTAGAAGAACTAATTAAACTAGAATTATATAAATTTAATGTATCACCTACACTAATTAAAGTGGATGATTCAACTAAATTAGTGTAATCAAAATAATAATCTGATGATATAGTGATTTTATATACTGAATCAGGACTTGTAATATTTGAATCAATAGTATTAAAAAAAGTATTTTTTAGAATAACACCATTTGTACTAATTCCAACATTATTATCAATTACATTATTAACATTTTTTATATTTGTTTGAAATTTAATATTAATATTATAAGTTGTGTTATTTGTATTATAACTAGTTAAAGAATTTTCAGCAGGAAATGGATCATTATTAGTAATAATTTGTAAAGTTGAATTATCTAATGATAATGTTATAGGATAAGTATCATTATAAAAAAATATATTATTCAGGTCAAAAGTTATATAAATATAATTCAAACTTCCAATTGAGTTAATATTAGTAATATTACAAATTAATGGATCATAATTTAATAAATCATATTCGTCATTTGTAACTAAAGATCCTCTAATAAATTTATATTCCTGATTTAATAAATCATTATTATTAATTTGATTTTCTAATAGTTTAACAGTAAGATAAAAACTATTATCAGAGAAATATACATCTTTTAAATTTTTCAAAAATGTTTTTTGATAATTAAAAATATTTTTTTCAATATCTGTTTGATCTGATGATAATGATTTTATATAATTAATTTTTGTAATAAAAGTATCATAAAGATTCGTTGGCACAAAAATATCATCAATAGTGTTATAATTACTAGAATCAATTGTATTATCATATTTATATAACTGATTAAAAGTGTATTGTTTTATAAAATTTGGTAAAAGTGAATAAATTTGATAAATAGAAAATAAAAAAGTTAATTTATTTATATAATTAAAAATATCATTATTTAATAACATATTATTAAAAAAAGTATAAATTGATTTATTAATTTCAGTTTGACTAAAGACTTCATTTATAACTGTATTAAAATTAGGATTATCTCCTGTAGTTAAATTTAAATTAGTATAAAATAAATTATATATTTCTGTATCAGATAATAACAAATTATCACTAAAATCTAAATTAGATATATTACTTATAATTGGCTCATTTAATAAAAAATTATTTAGACTAGATTGAAAATTCTGATAATACGCATTTAATAAATAAATATATGCATTTTTACCTCCTATAATATGGAAATTTCCATATACTAAAATATTACTCTCTACTATACTATTTAATGTATCCCTATTTAAAAATAAATTATTATTTATAATATTAAAAAAATGTGTACCTACATTAGATGAAATTTTTGTTTCAATATCATCATAATATACATAATCTATAATATTTAAATATTCATTAATAACAAAATCATTAGCAGCAACATAAAAAAGTTCTTTATTATAATTAGTATAGTAAGAATTAAGATTAGAATTATATAAATTGGATATTGTTTTAGAATAATATTCAGTAATAATAGTTATAATATTAGAGTCAGTAATTTCTTCTCTAGTATTTGATTGTACATTAAATTTATAGTAAGTAGTATCATAAATATATTGATATTCAGTTATATTACCATCATAATTTTGTTCATATAATTCTTTATTAAGTAATAATTCTTTTAAATTTAAAAAATATGAATCAAAAATATTATTAGAGTTATCAAATAATTCATTAATAATAGTATTAGAGTTAAAAATGGTAGAAAAATCAGCTAAAAATGTAAGTTTAATAGATCCAGATAGAGTTTCTAAATCTGTAGAGTAGGATGAGTTACTTGTAATTAAATTAAATATTTTTGAGCTAATATTAATTAATCTCAATAAAAAAATATTATTTAAATAGACAGAGTTAGATTTAAGTTCATCATATAAAAATAAACACAAATAAATATGTAATAAATTTGTATATTTGTATCCTCTAGTGAGACTATCAGTAATATTATTATATTGTGGGATATTACTATTAAAAAATCTTGAATTAAATGTAATAGAATTAATTCTAATACCAGCGGATAAATTTACTTGATCATTATCATATTTAAATGCGAAATATGAATATTTATCAAATTCAAAATTATAATCAAAAATTTCTGAACTATCAATATAAAAATATAAATTAGTATCAGTAAAATGAGATAAAG